ATCACCAACATCACGGGAACCGTGCTCATCGGACACGTGGGCGTGGACTCCGGCCAACTCATGATCTGCGACCCGTGCTACATCAAGGCCGACGACTGGGCCGACCAGCCGTACGCCCCCGCAAACGCCGTGGACGGCAAGTACCCGTTCACCTACAACGGCGCGTGTGGCGCGACGCTCAATGAGGACAGTGCTGGGCAGTTGGGCACGTTCGATACCGGCATCGCGTTCGCATCGGGCTACGGCGACGGCACCTACCCCGTGTACGCCACGTACGTCAATGGGCGCATCGCCAGTGTCGAGATCGTGCTCATCAGCGAGGACGAGGACGACGAGGACGAGGAGGAGTACCTCCTCTGATTTGACAGCGACCCCTGCCCCTGATAGATTCAGGGGTGGGGGAAGCAATACCCATCAGCAACAGAAAGGAAATCATGACCACCATCACCACCATCAAGCAACGGAACATCGACGCCGGCCACTACTTCTTCGACACAAAGGCCATGCGGTTCTTCAACAGTCGCGTGAGTCGCACCACCTACGGCGACTTCTTCGTGACCAGCGAGAAAGGCCCCGACAAGGTGCGCCGGTACACGGTGCGCTACAGCGACCCCGCCACCGGCCACATCAACACGGTCGGAGAGTTCCAGCAGTTCGACACGCTGTGGGGCGCGCTCGCGGAAGCGCGACGCCTCTACCTCGCGATCTGATCGTGCGCTCGTTGTCGGCTCCGTGGCTCTGGTCGTTCGTCGTCGTGTACGAAGGACGCCCAGAGTCGAGGTTCCGGTTTGGCTCCCCCTGCCGGCTTGTGCGTTCCGTTGATCTTGCCGTGCATGTGTTACTGCCCGAACTTCTGACACCGCATCTTCCGATCCTGGCGTGTTATCTCCGATCGACTTCCCCTAGATGGGGTCGAGCGTGGCGTCGCTGGTAGACCCAAATGGCCAGTTGCTGATTTGACAACCTGTCCCCACCACCACTAGGATTAGTGGTGGTGGGGGCAACCCAACCAAATACCTACTACAGAAAGGAATCCCCAATGGGACTCGATCAGTACCTACACGCAAAGAAATACACCTCGCCCGCCGAATGGCGACCCGAGGCCGAGCGCAAGGCTTACGCCGACATCATGAAGGCGGTGCAAGTCAGCGAGTTCATGGATGACCACTTGCCCTCCGCAACCGTCGAAGTGATGGTGGCCTACTGGCGCAAGCAGAACGCCATCCACAAGTGGTTCGTGGACAACCATCAGGGTGGCGAGGACGACTGCCGTGAGTCCTACGTCGGACGTCAGGGGCTGGAAAGCCTGCGCGACGTCTGTCGCGAGGTGCTGGCCGACCACTCGAAGGCCGACGAACTCCTGCCCACGGAGTCCGGGTTCTTCTTCGGTGGCACGGAGTACGACAAGTGGTACTTCGATGGGCTGGCCTACACGGTCGAGCGTATCGAGAAGTTGCTCACCATGCCCGACGACTGGGACTTCTACTACCAGTCATCGTGGTGACCCGCTCAGGGGTCGGTCTCTTCGGAGGCCGACCCCACCATCATCTACAAACACAGAAACAGGAGAATGAAATGACACTCACCGAATGCGACGTCCAGCGGATCGAAGACCTGCTGAAGGAACTCCCCGCCATGATCGAAGAGCATGGATACCCGTATGCGCTAGGCGGTGCTGAGTATTGGCTGAAGCGCATCGTCGAATTGTCCGCGCACCAGAAGAAAGGAATTGGGCAATGAACAACGAGGAAGCCAAGTGCAAGGGCAAGGGCAAAATCTTCTTCGCCCCTCACGCAGAGCGACCCCAGGCCCGCGTCCGTCGCGAGGCCATCGCCATCGCCCTCTGCCTGTCGTGCCCACTCGTCGATGAGTGTCGAGTGGCTGGCGCGAATGAGGAGCACGGCATCTGGGGTGGCACCACCGAGCGCGACCGCGGAATGGTCAAGGAGCGAGCCCGCTAAATAGCCAGCCATTATCCGAACAAATGTTCGGGTGTTGCTGGATGACGGCCGGCGTTCTCGGTTAGGGTGTGCTCGACGCACAACCTCCATGTGTGTCCGAGAGCCCCGCCGTTTCTTTCCTCCTTTCTGGACGGCGGGGCTTCTCGTATTCTGGAGCCCCGCACACTGCGCTGCCCTGGAGCCCCGCTCGCACTCGATCCAGCGGGGCTCGCGCGGCCACGGACCAGCGGGGCTGCGGCGTTCGCGCGTATGTCTTACGCGGCCTCACGATTCGCGCGTATGTAATGGGCCGGCAGATTCGCGCGTATGTCTCCCACTTCGCGCGTATGTAGGCCACGGTAGGCACATGACGATCCACGCGCGCGTAATCTTTGTGGTGTCCCCTCGATTTGACAGAGGGTGGCAGGGCTGATAGGTTTGGGTTTGTCGGGGCAACTCGACACCAAGCCAACTCGATTTGACCAGCCCTGTATGGTCTGATAGAGTTCGGTTTGTCGGGGCAACTCGGCAGGCCTGCTATGACGCACTATCTAAGTGACTCGCCCGATTTGACGGTGACTCACCCACCTGATAGATTCAGGTTTGTCGAGTTCTCCCGACACCTAGCCGATTCGATTTGACAGGCTCACACCTGTCCGATAGATTCGGAAACGCAATACCTACTACCGAAAGGAATACCAATGTCCCTTACCATCGACCGTGCTATTGCCGATCTCTTGGTTCTCCGTGACAAGGAGAAGGAGATCGAGCAGGCCAAGCGAGACACGGAGGCTCTGCTCGTCGCCCTGTTCGACGACGCAGGAATCGACCACTACGAGACCACCGACAAGGTGCGTGTCGCCGTGGAGAACCGTCCCCGTCGCTCATTCGACATGGACAGTCTGCTGGCGAACCTGCCGGCGACCGTCCTCAACATGGTGCTGAAGCAGACCGTCGATTCGTCGGCGTTCGACAGTGCCGTGGAGACCGGCCTCGTCCCGACCCCCGTGGTCGAGCAGGCCGTCACGATCTCGTATTCCACGCAAGTGCGTGTGTACGGGCAGAAGGGTGTTCGGGGCGACCGCTCCTGACACCCCTCACAACCTGACATTTGGTCATGTCAGGCTCCTTTCCGCATGACCCCTCACCCCGTCGATTTGACAGGGGTGGGGGGAATGTGGGAGACTTCATTCGGAGCCAACCACTCCACCTACCTACTACCGAAAGGCAAACTCAATGACCACCACCAATACCGCCATGCCTCAGTGCTGGCAAGATGTACACGACTGCCTCGCCTCGGGTGTCGATCGCCTCGTGCTGTTCGGCCCTCCGGGGACTGGCAAGACCTTCGCCGGTCTCACGATGGGCGATGTAACCACCGGAGCGTTCCGCGTCGTCTGTAACGAGGAGATGACCTCGGCCGATGTGACCGGACACTTCCAGCCCACGGGCAACGAGTGGACTTGGAACGAGGGCGCGGTTCTCCGTGCTTGGAAGGGCAACGGCTCTCACGGCGGTCGCGTCGTGGCAGACGAGATCGACCGTGCGTCGGGCGATGTGTTGTCGCTCCTGCTCGCCATGTTCGACTCGCCGGAGTCGGCCTCTTGGACGCACCCTGCGACCAAGCAGACCTTCCGTCCCCTCCCCGGATTCAGCGTCATCATGACGACGAACATCGAGGACATGAGGGAACTCCCGACCGCTCTCAGGGATCGGTTCCCCGTGGCTATTCGTATCAACCGCCCACACCCGAACGCCCTGTTGGCCCTGCCGGAGGACTTGCGTGAGGTGGCCTCAGCCAGCGTGGACGCAGACGACGAGCGACGGTACTCGATTCGTACCTTCCAGTCATACGCCAAGTTGCGTGGAACGCTGGGTTCGGAGCGAGCCGCGACGCTGGTGTTCGGCAAGAACGCCAAGTCCATCATGGACGCCATCAAGATCGAGGAGGTCTCCAAGTGACCACCAAGATCAACGCTGGTGTGGTCACCCCCAAGGGGGTGGCCATGCCGGAGTGGCTCACTCGTGAGGACTCCCCCCAAGGCCCGTGGACTGTCAAGGAAGGCAACGCCACTCGTGGCGAGGCGTTCACCAACCGTATCGAGCGTCTCATGACGGTTCCCTACGGCGACGACGACCTCTCCCGTGCGGTTCGCGCCCACGAGATGATGCACGCCAAGGTGTCCCCGGAGTCGATGGCTTCGTTCGACGGGTTCTCGATTTCGCCGGAGGCCATTCGGGCTTCGGAGGAATTTCGTGTGAACACGCTCTGCTCGCTCGCCGGCTTCGACATGGACAATCTGCGTGACGGGTCGGAGTCACAGACTGGCAAGCGACTGGCCGAGAACAAGGACTGGAACAACACCGTCCTGTTCATCGCGGCTACCGCCGGAACCAAGGCCTGCAAGGATGTGCTTCGTGGTATGCGTACCGTGAGTCCCGAAATGGCTGACAAGGCCAAGCGTGTCGAGAAGGCTCTGCTCGATTCGTGGAAGTCCGAGATCAAGCGTTTCGGCCCTGTGCGTGACTCTCGTGCGGTCACCTACGCTCGTCGTGAGATGGCTAGCACCACGCCCGTGGTCTACAAGGCGGACGGCACGCCGTCTCGTCCCGTCAATCACGACACCGTTCTTGCCGAGGGCGAGCGCATCCTCCCTGAGGGGGCGAAGTTCACGCTCAGGTTTGCTTCGCTCGTGGACGCTCTACTCAAATACGACGACTCCGTGGACGGACACGAAGGCGACGGCGAGCCGAGCGACGAGGAACTCGACGCTCTGACCAAGACGGCCGGTGGCAAGACTTGGGCGCGACTCATCGTCGATCGTTCGGTTCCGCTGACTCGTCGAGTCAAGGGCAACCTCGGTCGTCGGCGTATGGCCACCAACATCGGTGTCTCGCCTCGTCGAATGGAGCGACTGCTGACCGACCCCGACAAGCGTGTGTTCGACCGCACGATCAAGGGGCAGGGCGGTGTCGTTCTCATCGACCAGTCCGGCTCGATGAGGCTGAACGACGACGATGTGATGGCTCTCGTGAACGAGGCTCCCGGCTGTGTGGTCGTGGGCTACTCGCACCGACCCAACTCGTCGGGTGTCCCGAATGTGTGGATTCTCGCCGACCGTGGCAAGGTCTGTAGCGCGGTTCGCTCCGGCAACGGTGGCAACGGCGTGGACTACCCTGCCTTGGTGTTCGCCAACAAACTTCGCAAGAAGGGCGAGCCGTTGGTGTGGGTCTGCGACGGTCATGTCACGGTGTCCGATGACGGGTTCGCACCTGCTCCGCTTCGCAAGCAGGTGGCCGGCTTCGTTCGCAAGAATCAGGTTCACATGGTTCCGACCGTGGGTGAGGCTGTGACTGCGTTGCGACGCGCCAAGTCGGGCGTTCGTCTCACGACCAAGATCGTCGGTTCGGAACTCTCCGCGTCCTGACCGCGAGAGGGGTGGGGCAGGGTTTGTTCTCCTTGTCCCCACCCCACCCCTCGATTTGACCCAGCCTCACCGCTGGTGTAGGATCGAGTTTGTGGGGAAACCCACACCTATCAAGTACCTACCTACAAAGGAGTCATCATGCCGAACTGGGCATACAACTCGATGACCGTCCGCTCGACTTCCGAGTCCAAGCAGACTGCCATCCACGACCTTCAGGAGTTCCTGGAGTTCATCAAGGTCACCGACCCCGAGACTGGGGCTATCAGTTACGACCTGACCAAAGCACACCCTATGCCCGAGGCACTCATGGGCACTCGCTCACCTGTCCCCTACTCGCCTGAACCGCACCCCAATTGGGTCGAGATGTTGGCGGAGGGACAGATGACGCAGGAGCGTTTCGACGAACTCTGTGCCGAGAACATCAAGTTCTACGAGGCTGGGCAGAAGGCATACGCCGAGACCGGCTACACCGACTGGTACGACTGGGCGAACAAGGAGTGGGGAACCAAGTGGGCACCTCGCTTCGAGCACAACGACCCCGAGTTGGACGAGGAGCACGAACAGGTCTCGATGTACTACGAGACTGCGTGGTCGCCGGCAGATGGGCTGGTTTCCAAGATGAGCGAACGCTTCCCGAACTTGGTGTTCGAGGTGTCCGTGACAGAGGAAGCAAACCTGTATGTCGGTGCGTCGCACTTCCACAACGGCGTGGCGACGATGTTCTACACCTCGTTCGATGACAAGGATTTGCCCGACCGCTACACGAAGCGGTACGCCGAGATTGTCGAACACGAGGCGAAAGACGACATCGACTGGGATTCCTACTTCGAGAAGATGAGTGACCTCCAGTCCGATGTTCTCGAATACTGCGAGAATCAGATTGCGCTCATGGCCTCATTTGAGGTGGGGTCATGAGTGCCGACCTGACTATCGCCATGGCTCCGATTGTCAAGACCAAGGACGAGGCAATCATCAAACTCAAATCCATGGAACCCGAGGTTCTGCTCCATGTTCTATCCGAGTATTTCGCCCGTGAGTTTGATGAGGCGACCGACGAGGAGGAGTATGCCGAGGCGGTCTCCTATGTCATCGGCAAGATCGAAGAGGTGTACTCGTACTACGAGCATGGCTCTCGTGACACGGAGGTGCGGAGGATCAACGGAACCGACTGGTTGATTACCGGAGGTTTGTCGTGGGGCGATGACCCAACGGACGCATACGAGCCGGTGTCCATCGTTTCAGGACTACAACTGACGCACGACGAGGAGAGTTCATGACAATCCGAGTGTTCGACCCGAACCCGACATACGACGAATGGTGCGAGGCGAACGGCCTCGACCCTGACAACGACGAGACCTACAACGCTTACTGCGAATGGAGAAGCAACAACCGATGACCACGCACAACTACAACTCGATTCCCGAGGAGTTCCGGATGTACGTCCAGCAACCGCTCGACGACTCCATGCTCGATGAGCGGAAATACTCACTCAAGATCACGGACGAGATGGAACACTCCCGTGGGATCGCATGGGTGGGCAGTCTCACGGCCGGCGACAAGATCATTGCCACGGTCGAGAACGCCGGCCACGGTGGTGCCAACGACTACATCATCGCCAACGACTCCCTGTGGGATGTGTTCGTCGAGGATGCGTACACTGCGTATGGCAATCGAGGCGAGGCCAAGGACTCGCTCGTCCAACTGATCGACGTACTCACAGCGGTGACGGTGTGAAACCCACGCTCGACCAAGAAGTAACAGCACTCGATTCCTTGCTGGCCAAGATCGATTTCGCCCTGAGCGAGATCGGGCACAAGACGGTCGTGGAGGCACCAGTCATGGTGGACTTACTACTCGACATTCGCTTCTTGGCAACAACAGTCAAGGACACCTGATCACTGGTGGTAGGTGACGCAGAGGGGCGGGCCGAAAGGCTCGCCCCTTTGTGCTTTACTTGCGTAGAAAGTTGTCGAGTGTTCGCCAGTACCGCCACGCAACGCCGGCACCGACCAATGGCAACAGCCGTGGCTGGACAGCCAGCACCTCAGCCTCGTTGAGGTTGAGGAGAATCGCGTAGGCCAGCACGCCCTCGAAGGCACCGGTCACCGCAGCGAGGATCAGTCCGACTGGCGTATTGACCCGACGCACGAACACCCGTTCATCGTCATCGTCCCACTCGTACTCGACTTCGCGCTTGTCGGTTGAACGCAACTGCTTCACTGTGCCTTTCCTTTCAGGATTTGATGGACGCGCTGACGCGACAAACCTACTCGATCCGCGATCTGCTGTAGGCTCAGTCGCATCCCGCGCAGCGTGTGGACATCACGGTGCATAGCGATGTTCATCTTCGCCCCAGGCGCACGAGCCTCCCACTCCCATGAAGGGATGTGCTCGAAGGCCTGAGCCTGCTCGATGGTCAAGAGCCCCGCTCGGTAGCGACTCTTGATGTAACTGGCCCACCGGCCGATGGCGACTCGTTCGCCGGCCGCACCGCGCGTATTGTGCGACAGCGGGATATTTGTGTGGCCATTCTCTCGCGCGTATTTCTCGATCATGTGAACGCGCGTATGGAACTGTTCGTCTCGGGTCATGTCAATAAGTTAGCCCACGGTGCGCGTATGTGTCAAGGTTTGCGCGGATTGTTTCGATTTGACGGCCAGCCATTTATCTGATAGATTTGGCTTTGGCGGTTGAGAGATTGCCATTTAGTACCTACTACCAAAGGAGAGTTATGGGAACCCCCCATGAAGATACAGAGTTGCGCAACGCCGACGGCGATAACTGTTGCGAGTGCGGTGAGGTCATGCTCGCCATGTTCGGCAATGGGCCGGTTCGTTTCGAGGATGGCTTTGCGCACGAGCAGTGCGCCCTCGATGCGGAGGCGTTCGACGCGGATGCTTATTTCGCAAAGTTCGAGGAGGCGTGATCGTGGGTATCGACCCCTGCACATACTGCGGTGAGTCCACCGCCCTCGGGGCCACACGCCACGATGGATCACTGATTGGCAAGTTCATCAACCGCATTCCCGTGGATGACGGCTGGGGCTGTGCCGAGTGTTCTGGATTCAAGTGCGACGAGTGCGAGAAGCAGATTTATCTCGACCACGAAGTCCGCGTCGATTTCACCGACCCCATCACCGGCAAGTACCGCTACGGCAACTACCACGAAGAGTGCTACTCGGCCGAGATACATGGGCCGTGTGAGTACTGATTTGATCCATTCGCTTACAGGTGATAGGATTGCCTCAGTGGCAGGCGACTGCCACCACCTACTAACTACAGAGGAGTACCAATGAAGTACATCGTCCACGAAGGAACCGGCACCATCATCAGTGCCGACGAGTGCGTCATCGTCAGTGTCCCCAGGGAAATCTTGGATGCCATGAGCGGTGACGACTACTTCGACGATCAGCAGGTTCTCGACCTCGCAGTCGAAGCCGGCAAGCCCATCAACCTGACCGACATGACGTACGGCAACACCATGGCATTCTCGCCTTCCGCTCTCCGTGAGGAGGCTCGGGAGATGATCGATGCCGAGTTGTTCGGCACCGAGGAGAGTTGGCACGAAGCACTCGTGTGGTGTGCGAACACCGCCACCGACGACGAACTGAATGCCGTTGCGTCATACATCCTCGATGACGATGATCTGTGGAGAACCTTCCGCGTCAGCGTCACCGACGGCCTGCTTCAGGGCCTGATCTGGCACAAAGAATCACTGAAAGGAAAGTCGTGAACTCGACACATCTCACCCACATATTCACACTCCCGGAGCGTTCGCTCACGTCGAGGATCGAGAACGGAGAGGAAGTGATCGTTGGCATCCACATTGGTAACAACAACTTCATCACCATTCATCTCTCGGCCAACGCGAACGGCGATCTCGACTACGAGGTGGTGGAGGATGCCAACCCCGACGTTGGTTTCGCCGGCACCTATCCCGAGTTCTTCGATTTGACCGCTATCAGCACCAACTGATAGGATTGCCTCAGTGGCAGGCGACTGCCACCACATACTTACTACCTACTACCGAAAGGCAAACATGAAACAGCATCACTTCGTGGTCTGCGCTACGTTCGATGAGAACGGCGACCCACATTTCGAGATCACCGATTCCATCTGTGATCCCACGAAGCCCGTGTGGGACACGGAGTCAGAGATGTGGGGTCGCGTATCAGCAGGGGATGAGGATGACGACTTCCTCCTCCTGACCGCCCTGAAGGAAGCCCTGACCGAAGCAAATCTCACAAAGGAGACATCATGACCATCAGCATGGTTGAGAAGGATTACGCCGTTCTGTTCGTCGGCGATTACTTCTCCATGACAGTTCACGTACAAGGAGTTGAGGGCGACGAAGATGTCGCCATCGATCTTGCCAGCAACATCATCAAGGATTTCTATGGCTGGGATGTGCGAAGCGCATCCACCATCGATATCGAGGTAACAGAGGAATGATTATCATGGACCTACACACCTGTCCGCGTTGTTTTGGGGGAATCCCCAACAACGTACGCCGAGGCGAATACCCTGGCGCGCTCTCCCGCACCGACAACAAGACGCACGTCTGCTCGGCCTGCGGGGAACTCGAAGCACTGGAAGATTTCCAGTTCGGATCGCCACTTCCGCAATCCCTGTGGCAAGCAGTCACCACCAACACCTGAGGAGAACAATGTTCGATTTCGATTACAAGCCCCCGTTCGATGGGATGCACCCACTCGACACCGACAAACTGGTCTGGCTGTCAGAGGCCCGAAGCAACATGATGGCCAAGGTCATGGCTGAGGGAAAGTTCACGCCGGCCACGCTGTCCAACATTAAGGAGTATTTGCTCCGCGTCACCGGTCTCACCCCTGAGGAGTACAACGAACTCAGCAGGATCGGGATGTGGATCGCCTGGGACCGCGAGGTTCGTGACATGAACGAAGAGGAGCGCGCTGCCTACTGGGCGAAGTATCACGCCGACGATGAGGAGCACGCGCAAGAACTCGACGCAGAGGTGTCCGAGGACTTTCGCAAGTTCATGGCCGCCCGACAGGCCGAGCGCGAAGCGTTCGACGAGATCACCAAGAACATCAACAACTGAGATTTATAGGGGGTAGCCTAGCGCTGCCCCCTATAAGCGTTTACTAGGGAACAATCATGACATTCTCACTACCTGACGATGGAGTTATTTTCGAGTTGGAGTCTGGCGAACTTTCCGCCACGGTCATCCTGGCCGGCGACATAGCAATGAAGCACGAGGCGGGCCCCATCATCCACCCTACGTTCGATAAGAAGCGCGTCATCGTGGCATTCAACGCGCGTGCCTACAAGTGGCGGATCAAGAAGTTGATCGAACACTTTCAGGAGCGCCGGCCCTGGGAGGACAAAGACACGATCCTGAAGGGATGCGTGGACGAACTGAATCGCAAGTACTTCGAACTGACGGCGGCTGCGCTTCATGACTACTACATTCAGGAAGGCCTCGCAGGATTTGCCGATATTGATGACGATCTCGATGACCAGTCGTGATAAGAATGACGGTATGCATATCGAGCCGACTACCTGGAAAGAGGCGGCCGAAACCGCAAGCGAAATCATCTTTGGATGCGTGCGTCCTCATGCGAAGGTTTCAGTGGCCGGCCTGAAGGAGCATCACGAGAAGATCATCAATGATTTCTTCGAGAGCCCGACGACCGATTTACTGATTGCTCGATGGTCCACCCTTGGATCGATGGCGATTGAATACTCAATTCAAGATGACTCCGCGATTTCGGCAAAGACCCTGGTCACCACGCTGTGCAAGAAGCAGCACGACTATGGTCCGAACAACATCCTGCGGTTCGGGCAGAAGGGTTTAATGATTCGAGTCTGGGATAAGATTTCGCGTCTTGACAACCTCTCGACCCAGGATTACGCCCCAGAAGTCGATGAATCCAAAATTGACACATTGCTTGACATTGCCGGGTACTCAACCATTGGTATCATGTTGAGACGAGGATGGTTCCGTCTCCCTCTCTGAGGGGGCTTTCCTCCACATAAACGGAACAACGCTGCTCGATGCAGTGACGGAAGGAATGGGCGGGACCGCCAGCAGCCGTCGCTAGAAGAACTGTATTGAGGACTGGTGCAACTCCAGCGCGGTCGTAAGGAAACTTAGGGACCTTACGCCTATGGACCACGCGATCCGGTGAAAACCTCGGAAGTGATCTTTAGGATATGCCCCTTAATACCTCCAGGGTTCAACACCCTTCTGGGGGTAGGGGGGCCTATTCTCCCGCTCTCCGGCTCTCCCTCAGAAGTAAGCCTGGGGTGAAGGTAAAGCGAAGATCGAGCCTGGTACGGTGTAGGGTAAGAAACCCAAACAAACTAGAGATAGGGTGGAGGCCTACTGTGAATGATGAAGATGAACAACTGACACTTTTTGACGATCCAAATGTTCAAAAGGTTGTTCCTGAATTGCCGGTACAACACACCTCCGCGGAATCGCGTGCTTATGTTGCCAAGGCAAATAACGCTGAAGTTGTCGAACTGTTCCAACTTTGGCAGCAAACTCTTCACCAATCTGCGGCGTCCGGTGTTCTTCTCACGGAAAAGCGCTACGCGCGTATCGCTGCGGCGCTGTGCATTTACGGAATCGATACGTGCCGGCTCGCCATCAGGGGATGCGCGAAGTCCGGTTGGCATATGGGAGACAATCCCCGCGGCGCCAAGTACACCGATATCGATTTGATCTTCAGGTCCCATGACCACGTGCAACGGTTTGTTAGTCTGGCCCTGGGCGAGACCGACGCGGCCCGTGCGTTCATGGAGGAAGAGTGACCAAGGAAGAGATTGTCAAAATAGTTGACAGAGTTTGTTCCGCCTGGAACCAGAACTTGGTCATGTCGGCCAAGAAGGAAATGTACGAGACTTGGTATCACGTACTCCAGGACATCGACGGCGTCAATGTTTTGCGCGTAATTGACGATCTCATTATCGAGGATGAGCGCTTCATGCCGCGCGTAGGCACGGTGCGCAAAAGAGTCCTCATTCAGAAGATCGAAGCCCCGCTGGAGCCCATCATCGCGTGGCAGCAGTTCCGTTCGATAGCAGACTCTGCGGGAGCCGGCGTCGAAATACTTGACATGCATCCCCTGGTTCGTGTAACTTTGAACCGCCTTGGCGGCACGAGCGCGTTCGGCCTCCACACCAACGGGGATCGCGAATCGTTTCTCTCTGTGTACAGGCTCGTCGTAGCAGAATGGGAGAGGGAGCACTATGGCATCAACCGAGGTCGATAACTTCCTGGAGCGCCTCAACGGTGTGCGTAAGGACGGCTCAGGATGGATGGCCAGGTGCCCATGCCGGGATGACGACAAGAATCCCTCGATGCACATTGCCGAGGGGGGCGACGGCCGCGTGCTCGTCACGTGCCACCGGGGGACGCCCTGCTCCCTCGATCAGATTTGCGCTGCGGTGGGGCTCGATGTCAAGGACCTGATGCCGCCGCGCAAGGAGAAGGACGAAGAGCCGCGCCTTACCCTTGTCAAGGCTTACAACTACTACGACCAGAACGGGGAGATGCTGTTCCAGAAGCAGCGCTTCGTTGATCAGTTCGGCAAGAAGACATTCCGCCAGCGCAAGCCAGACGGCCGCGGCGGGTGGACATACTCACTGGGATCAACGCCCAAGGTTCTGTACAACCTGCCGGCAGTTGTCCAGGCAGCGGCCAACGGTGGGCATATATGGGTCGTTGAGGGCGAGAAGGATGCCGATGCTGTCAACGAAACCGGTGAAGTCGCAACGACGATGCCCAACGGTGCGGGCTCATGGCAGCGGATTCACACCGAAGCCCTGGCCGGCGCATCAGTCACGATTATTGCTGACAACGATAAGACAGGACTCGAACATGCGGCTCACGTGTTTCGCGAACTTCAGGCCGCCGGCTGCGAAGTCGAGGCATTCCGGCCGCCGGATAACGCCAAGGATGTGGCCGAACTTCTGGGAAGAGGAGAGCCACTCGCCAACCTTATCCCCTACAACCCGCTAGAAGAATCTCCTGAACCGATCCAGGAGCGCGACGAGTTCGCAGAACTGATCGACGGTTTGCATAAGTTGCACGACAATCAGCGGCTGACAATCCAGCAGAAGTTGACCCGGGCCCGCAACGCGATCGATCGCATCCAGTTCGATGACGAAGGGTTCTACGACTCAGGGACCCTGGTCGACTGGGCGGAGTTCATCGCTGAAAGTGTTGACGAGGATTATGACTGGGTCATCCCGGGCGCGCTCGAGCGCAGCGAGCGGGTGATTGTGGTGGCGGCCGAAGGTGTAGGCAAGACGATGCTGGCCCGCCAGGTGGCGATCATGTCCGCTGCCGGCATTCAGCCATTCACCTGGGGCCGGATGAAGCCGATCAGAACTTTGACGATTGACCTCGAAAACCCCGCACGCATCATCCGGCGCACATCATCCAAGATCATGCGGGCGGCACAAGAGCGGGCCCGCTCCACCAAGATCGAGGCGCATCTCCTCATCAAGCCCGCCGGCCTTGACCTACTCAACTCCCAGGACAGGATTCTGGTCGAGGACGTCATCGAGCGCACCAGGCCTGAACTGATCTGCCTGGGCCCGCTGTACAAAGCGTTCGTTGATCCAGGCTCACGAACCAGCGAATCGATCGCCATCGAGGTGGCGAAGTACCTGGACTCGATCCGCACGCACTACAAGTGCGCCCTATGGCTGGAACATCACGCACCTTTGGGGTCATCGGTAGGCGGAAGAGACCTGCGGCCCTTCGGCTCCGCGGTCTGGTCGCGCTGGCCTGAATTCGGATTGGCATTAGAGCCTGATCCAGTGGCTACCGAGAGGTATACTTATATTGTCAAAAACTTCCGAGGCGGGCGCGATGTTCGTAACTGGCCGCGGAGGATGCAGCGAGACGAGTTGTTCCCCTTCAGAGTCATCGAGTTCCGGGAGCCGTAATGGCCGGCTTATCCAAAGAGTTCCTAGCCGAGCGCGATCTACGCATCTTCAAGATGCGCCAAGCCGGCGTATCTGTCAACGAAATTGCACGACGGTTTGGCATATCGGTAGGCGCATGTAGCAATGCGATCCAGCGGCAACTACAGAAGTTAAACAAAGAAGCGCTCATGGCGTACCCAGAAGTGCTTCGAATGGAACTGGAGCGACTAGACGCACTGCAGCAGGCCGTCTGGCCGATGACTCAGCACCGCAAGGTGGCCCTCAACGACGGCACGGAAACGACGGTCGAGCCTGATCTCAAGGCAATTCAACAGGTGCTGGCCATCATGGACCGGCGGAGTAAGTTGCTGGGCATGGAGCAGACGAACGTA